GCCTGTGCCTGCTCCTCCAACCACTGCGCGGCGATGAACCTCTTCAATTGCTGTGTCATGCTTCCTCCATAGCGCTGATGCAATGCATTCTGATGGACCGCGCAGCGAGGATGATCTCGTCTGCCATGTCACATACCCGTGCCCAATCCTTCTCGTTCAACGCATCGTGGGCCGCGCGTTGCAGTTGTTGAATCCTGATAAGTCCTTCTGAGTAATCAATCATCGTAGTACACACCCTATTGCAATTACTACACAAAAAATGGTGGCCGTTGCAGCCACCCCCATCTGAAACCCTCGACAATACGCTTGCTTGATGTAGCGCAGCCGTATCTCATTTCTGAGATATCTATTTGATATCCACCGCATCATTCCCCCTGCTTTTCTAAAAACCATTTCCACTTGCGTTCCTTGGCTGTGAGCAACAACCCCCCTCTCACATAGTCCTGCACCGGTATTCCAAGCTTCCGAGCAAGAGCAATTTCAGCAGGCTGTACAACTATGATAATTTTGTTTTGATTGCGAACTTTACGAATGATCATATTCAGTACTCATAGTTCACCGTCTCCTCGTTCGCTTGGAGCAACCGCGCTCCGTTTTTGTAATGAAAGTTGCGCGCCATCTCGGTTTTCGGACTCATGGTGACCACGCGCTTGATAAGCGAACCTTCAAAGCGAACCATTTCAAGGTACTCACGCACCAGTGTGCTGCCCGCGCCTTTCTTGTATGACCAAATGCTGTACAAGATGGCGTTGTCAAATGTGACTTTCTTCGGGTCAGACAGCAGTTCAGTTTCTGTAGTTGGGATAGTGTCTTTGAACGCCACGCACAGGATCGCCGCCACTTGCTTGTCTTCGATCAACATCCACACATCTCGTGTGTACCCCAACCTCTCCTCGGGCCAGATGCCCGGACGCACTGGGTCCTCCAACAATATCGGGTCAGGCTTGATAAGTTGGACTAGCATTCGTTTTTCTCCCGCAGTTTGGATTCAATAGCGCGGTAAATGTCTTCGGCTTTGTATGTGCCCATCAGCCGCACTTTAATTTCATGGTGCAGTTCCGCAATCTCGGCATCCGTCAGCCCAACCCATGTGCGCTGTGGTGGTGTGGTGTAGAGAGGAACATTATTTGATTTAGTTTTCGCAGAACAAAATCGACATTCATCGCCGATGCAAGCATCAGGATCAAACCACGCCACCGGCTCTTGCTCCGGCTTGGGCTGTGGTGCATATTTGTTTTTACCGTCATAAAATCCAGCCATGTAGGCAATAGTCAAGTCATCAGGCTCTTGATCCGGCTGTTCTTTTTTCTCGCTTGGCACCCACTGCATGATCTGTCTCTTTCTCCACCCTTTGGCGGTCATAGCGTGGTCCCGCGCTTCGGGCACGGCCACAGTCGTTTGAATAAATCAATGATGATGGCATCCGCTGCCATGTGACGAATCGACGGTGTGGTCTCCAAGTACCCCTGCACCATGTCACGCACCTGACCTATCGTCACCGTATTGCTCGGCGAACAAAAGATCACACCATCTCCCATGTCAATCGCACCCGCCACGTAACCCATCGCCACACCACGCTCCTGATAATTGTCACTCTGCAATAGCTGCAACAATTTATTTCCGGTGTAGAACGAACCCGCAGCGTGGACCGAGGAACAGGACAGCAGCAGCACTGCTGCAAGCGGCAACACACCACGGGCCCTCACAACACCACCCCGGTCATCGGATCGCGGATCAGGTCCATCTCCCACTTGCCGTCCTTGTCGCGCCGTCCGTCAATCGGCCAGTAGTGCGTGCAGTCCTCCGGTGCTTGTTGCACCTGCACTTGGTACGGCTTGCGCTGTGTAGCCGTGTGTCGGTAGCACGTATCTTTTTTGTTGCATCCCGCACCGGGACACATTGTGATGTCAGGCATTGGTCTTCCCTTTTTCAAGTTCTTCTATCCGCTTTTCAGCTTCGGCAATTTTGTGACTGAGCAGACGCAAATGCACGCCGATCAACACAAGTATCACGCCAATCAGGTGAGTCAGAGTCATCCCAACCACCTCCCAATCAACAACAGCACACCAATCACCGCGATACCAAAACCCATCATCATGACCGCTGCACACGCATCCTCTAACCACAAGCGCTTGTTGTTGATAGAGTCCACAAACATCACGAACACGATGAACGCAGCGAGGATCATGAACAGCCCACCAAAAAACACCATCGACGGAATCATGCTATTTCTCCTTTTTTGACAACTTATCCGTTGCTGTTGACAACTTATCCGGCGCTGTTGACAACTTATCATCCAGTCTCGGCTTGGTTGTCATGTAGTACTCCCGCCAGTGCTTTCGAGAGGCGATCAAATGACATGCTCTGCACCAGCTGTTCAGCGTCCCGTACCTGTTTAACCAAAAGTTTTCCGGACCCTTCAGTACCTTGCACTTTGTGCACCGCGCCGGTTGTCCCGGCAAGCGCTTTGCCCTCTTTGTTAATTGCTTTGGTTCGTTCATCGTCTTCTTTCTCTAGTTGTTCAACAAACTGCGTATTGATCCGCCACGACATGTTCTTCTCACGGAAATTACCCTCCAACGTCTTCACCATCCCCGTGCGAAGTACCAGCCCCTTCCTCACCATGTTGCGCAGGTAATGCCCCGCCACTACATTCGTTTCCTTTGCATACTGAGCAATGTTCCTCGTGCTCAACTCCCGACCATCGCGCTGCAATGAACGCATCGCTGCCAATATCTGCTTGTCTCGCGCACGGAGGATCATGATGCGTATGCCTCCATCCGATGCACATACTTCCCGCTGCGCAGCCGCGTGGTCTTCAATATCCCCTTGTTGGTCTTGCTCAGATAATCGTTGTCCGTGGCCACCCAACCCATGTTCTGGATGATTGCCTCCATCCGATTGGCCGCCCGAACGTGCGCCGCTATCAACAACGAAAAAGGATCAGTCACAGAAGTCTCCCCAGCGTGATGTCAAACAACTTGGCCAGCAATTGGTCCCGCTGCACTTCGTGCGGCCGTAAGTGCCCAAAAAATAAAGCTTGGTCCGTACGTTGCACCTGATACAGCTCATTCAACAACGGTTCGAGGTCCGGGGACAACATCTCCAGCAACCAGCTGCGCACCTTCGGCGCAGATTGCTCGGCCTGCGATCGGTCCATCAACTCCTGCAGCAACGCCTCCGTCTCAAAATCCGACAGGTCCACCTGCACTTCCACCATCTTGTAAGTTGTCATCTCGTTCCCTTTCTCTCAAGCCAGCGACAACATGACAACGGCAAACACCACCAATACCAGCGCCGCCACACCCACTCCCGCCGCAAAAGCCAGCACCCGCGCCATCTGCGATACCGTCATGACTGCACTTCCTTTCCCGCCCCAGATGCGCCAACACGCGGACCGGGAAAGAACGACCAAAACACCCGCTTCGCATTCACCTTAAAACCCGCCCGCGCCCACACCACCGTGATGTTGGTATCCGCCGCCGCAGTCCTGTGGAAATCACTGTGCAACGCATGCATCCCACGCTCCACCAAGTACGCCGTCGCACGCGCACGCCGCTCGTCATACCGACCTCGATGCATCGGCTCATGCTCCAAGAGACACGGCTCGCGGACCCCGGCCAACTCACACAAGGACCGGTACGCCTCGTCATACAACCGGCGTATCGAAAAAGTAATTATCTGTGACATGGTCTTTCTCCTGATTAGTTGTAATGTTAGTGCCGTTCTGTCCACTTCGCGTACTCAATGTCTCTCTCTCGATCTTCGTAAGCGGACCACCAAGCGGACACCAAATGACTGCTTTCCTCTTCAGTGAGCTTCAAAAAATCCACAGCATATTTGCGGATTGTGCTCACCTCAATGACTACAGAAGCTCCCGAGATGTCGTCAGAAACTCCGCTAGAGTACAGAGTGCCATGGACAATGAGAGGGAATCCGCCACGGATTGTGGTAGTGATTTCGTACTCATCAAGTACGTATGGGTCTCTCACTAATGTACTCCGGTTGCAAGGGGTGTTCAATGATGATAGCACGGTGTCATCCTTTCTATTTAATTAAAGTACCAAACATTGCAGCTAGGTCCAAGTATGCCACACAAAGTGTCGCGGACCGAGGGACACAATGCGTGCAGCATAGCACCAAGTATTTTCAGTTGTCAACGGGTAATTTTGCAGATTTGTTCGCGGACCGGGGCAAAAGGGGCGGTTTTTGGGGTTCCTATAGAGCTGTGGGGAGGAAGAGTGAGTTTTTTTTATTTTTTTGTGAAAAATGGCGTAATTGGTGTAATGGGTGTAAGAGTGTAGTGGAATCAAGGGTTTAGGTGCCATACGGTCAATTACAGTGAAGGATAGGAGGTGAAATTTACTGGGGAGCTCCGCGAACAAGAAATTTTGATTTTTTTTTTCACTCTTACCCCCCCCCCCTATAGGGTCCCAAAACCTTTTTGGGCTTGGGTTCGGTAACTTCGATAACTTGACACAGTTGGACTACCTTGTCACAGCCGCGTACACTTGTGTCGTTGTTTCTACACGGAGAACCAAGTGTTACAAATACAATCAGATGTGCCAGTGCCGCATACAAGAACGAAATATCCGTTTGCAGATATGCTACCGGGTGATTCAATCTTTTTCAGTGATTACAAAAAAGCCAATGCAGCGCGAGTATCGACGCGCCGATTCATGCGCATGACGCAGCCCACGTGGAAGTTCCTGTTGCGCAGGGTGCGCGAGGAAAATGGCTGGCGTCTGTGGAGGATGGTGTGACAAAGAAGTCGATCTGGAACACGCCCCCGGTCATCCCTGACAAGGTCAGGCGGCGCACTGCGACCAAGGTAGGCCCGCTGGCAGGCCTTAAGACGCTGAATGCACGTGAGTGGAAGTTCGTGCAGGAGTACGTGTCCAACGATGGCAACATGACGCTGAAGGAGGCGGCTATCCGCGCTGGGTATACCGCGCATAGCGCTTCGGTGACGGCGTGGAAATTGACCAACCCGGATATCTGCCCTCACGTAGTGGCGGCGATTCAGGCGTACCGCGCAGAGCTTGCCTCGAAGTACAACACGACCTACGAGCGGCACATGAAGGACCTGCAGACCATCCGCGATGCCGCCCTGCAGGCTGGGGCGTATTCAGCAGCGGTGCAGGCCGAGTACCGGCGCGGGCAGGCGCTGGGGACGATCTACGTCGAGCGAAAGGAAATCCGCCACGGCACGATCGATCAAATGTCGAAGGAAGAGGTCCAAAAGAAGCTGGACGAGCTGAAAAAGCTCTACGGCGGGCCGCCGGGCCGCCTGATCGAGGCTACGCCCGACGAGATAGCCTCCAGCAACGCCAAGGAGGCCGATCCAAGCTTCGATCCCGGTGTGGAGGACCCTCCACCCGACATTTTCGAGAAAATCGATCCTAGCCCCCTTTCTGATGAAACCTGAGGCCGCTTTTTCGGCCCGGGTCCGCAAAGGGCTGGCTGGGCTGGACATTGACCGCATCGAGAACAGGGTCAATCTTGGCATTTCCGACATGCTGGTGGGGGCGGGCCGCCGCTTTGCCATGATGGAGCTGAAGGTGGTCCAAGGGTATGCCGTGGGCCTGCGGCCGCATCAGATTGCATTCCTGACCCGGCATGCCCTTGCTGGCCGCCCCTGCTTTGTCCTGATCCTGTGGAAGGCGTCGCGCTCCCGGCCCGACATGGTGTGCCTGTATCGCGGCCTCGATGCTGTTGCCTTGGCCGAGCACGGCATGCGGATTGCCCCGCTGGCCGCATGGCCGTCGAAGGGTATGCCGTGGGCAGAGCTGGAACAAAAAATAATTGTCGAAAGTTCTTGACGGCTATAAATAGTTGTGTTCTAATATCGCTGTTGTCACGTGACAACACCAACCGAGAAAGGATAAATCATGAGGCGCATTCTCCGCGATGCTTTCCGCAGTGACGAGCTTTATATGCATCTGACCGACGTTATCGCCGTCGACGATAAATGCCCGGTGGAAGAGCTTGCCGACGAGCTAATTATTCACGAGGCCGCCTACGTGCTGGCCAAGTATACCGACGCCGCGCAGGGCTTTTTCCACTATGCCGAATTGCAGGGCGAGGAAGGGCCGGAGCTGCAACGCGAGGCGCGCGCGAACGTGAAGGCGCTACGCGTTTTTTTGGCAAAGTATCGGGACAAGCCGAAGACCGAGAAAAAAGTAATTTCAGAAGAGCTTGCACTGTTTTAAAATTCTGCTAGAATTAGCTCTGCAGTACTAACCCAGAAAGGATAAATCATGATTAAGACCGTCGCAGTTAGTGGTAACAGCAAGACCGGCCCTATCGCTGTCACGTACCGCAGCGGCCAGCATGAAACCTATGCAACATGCCCGACTAGCTGCGCATTGCATCCGCGCAGCGAATCCGGCGCTGTTGCTGTGGACGTTGATTACATGCAGGCCGTATCCGATGCAGTGCCGCGCAATGGGAAGGCGTGGACTTATTCGCATTTCCCGGCGGAAGCTTTGCCGATACCGCGCGAAGGAAAAACAGTATTTAATGCATCGTGCGATAGCATGGCCGATGCCATACGTACGGTAGAGCTTGGCCGCCCGGCGGTATACGCTGCGCCCTTGGGCTCGCAGTGGCCGCAACGTATGCATGGTGTGCTGTTCGCACAATGCCCGGCGGAACTCGCCGATAATTTCACGTGCCAGCAATGCGGCAATGGCTCGCCATTGTGTGCCCGTGGTGATCGCTCGCTGGTGGTGGTGTTTGTTGCGCACGGTAGCGGAAAAAAACGTGTGGGCACTGGGAAGGGCGGATGCTATGCCGCAGGCGGGCCGACGGCTATTCAGTGGCACGGATTGAAAAAGACCGGCCGCGCCGATGATGCTGTGGCCGTGCGAAGCTTTGCCCGCTCGCTCCCGTCCGGCTCGCTGTTGCGCCACCATGTGGCCGGGGATATCGGGGGCGATGCATGTTCGCCGTCATAGCTGTTTTGATTGTGCTGTGGTGGATTATTGACCAAAGCCAAAAATAATTTGCACAAAGTAAAAAAAGGGTATAAACTGTTTCTAGTCGCTGCAATTGCAGCGGCACACATACTGGAGAATTAAATCATGGCACATATGATCGATGAAACCACCGGCCGCGCAGCAATGGCCTACACTGGCACAACCCCGTGGCACGGCCTCGGGCAGGCACTGACGCCGGATGCAACTATTGAGCAATGGACGGAACAGGCCGGACTAAATTACCGCGTGCTCGAATCCGTCGTTGAATACACGACGCCGAGCGTTACCGGCATGCAGACATGGCCGGAGCGTAAAGTATTGCACCGCTCCGACACAGGCGCGCCGCTGGCCGTAGTGTCTAACGGCTACAACGTGGTGCAGCCGTCCGAAGTAATGAGCTTTTTCCGCACGCTGGTAAACTTGGGTGGGTTCAAGCTTGAGACAGCGGGCGCGCTGTCGCATGGCCGCCGGGTGTGGGCACTGGCCAGCGTAGGCGAAGGCGCGCCGGTAGTCGACGGGGACATAGTTAAACCCTATCTACTGCTCGGCACAAGTTACGACGGCACAATGGCAACCATTGCGAAATTCACCGCTATTCGTGTCGTGTGCAATAACACCATAACGGCCGCCGTGGGCGGATACAGCAACGGCCGCCCGGTATCAGGCGAGGCCGAAACAGATAAGGGTTATTTAAAATCAGCCGTCCGCGTGCTGCACAGCGAGCGCTTCGACGCGGAAGCCGTGCGCCTGCAGCTGGGCGTGGTGGCAAATCAATTCGAGGGTTTTATGATTCAGTCGCGGCAGCTGGCCGGGCACAGCATGACGCGCGAAGAGTGCGATTCATTCGTGGCCGAATTGTTGAAGCCGTACCACACGAGCGCGAAGCCGATCGACGAAACGAAAGGTTATAAACGCATTCTCGAATTGTTTGACGGTGCAGCAATCGGCGCGGATATTAAAGGCGTCGCTGGTACACGCTGGGCAGCACTAAATGCAGTCACGCAATTAGTCGACCACGAGCGCGGCCGCAGTGATAACACGCGCTTAGAATCCGCGTGGTTCGGCACTGGTAACGCGCTAAAACAGCGGGCGCTGGAGCTGTTGAGCGCTTGAACACTTAGCAACCAGCTGCAGCCGCCGGTGGATATAGGGGGAAACTATTGAAACCGGCGGATTAATAGCGGTTAACTATTAGCTGGAAACCGGGCCTCGGCCCTCGGTGGGTGGTGGTGTGAAATTCTCCCGAGCGCCGCGCGCCGTGGTGCGCGGACGGTGGCGCGCGCAGTGTTTTCCGCGTGCCGTGGCACGCGGAGCGCGCGCCTGTTGACATCCGCCGGGATTCTGTTTATAGTAGTGGCACGTCGATTCCGGCGGATAACTCAGAAAGGAAATTCAGAATGAAAAAATCAGAGCGTTTTGCCCTTGACCAGTGGCTATCCGATTACCCGGACGGTATGACCTATGCCGAGATTATCGGAGCGCTTACGGCAGAAGAAGGATTGTGGCAAGTGGA